GGCGACGTCGTTGCTACGCTCCAGTGGCAGAACGCATAGGAGCACCCGATGCCCGACACCGGCGCACCCTGGAACATCCCGTACGTCGAGGCTGCCGACCTTGTCTCGGACTGGCCTGCCGACTCCCTCGCGCTTGCCAACGCCATAGACGCCGGCCTCGACGCGGCCAACGTGGGTATCGGCTCGAACGTGGTCAGCGTCGTCAAGACCGACACCTTCAGCGCGTCAGTCGCTCTCGGAGCAAGCACGACCGTCACCGGACTCAGCCTAAGTTTTACGCCGACGAGTGCGACGTCCAAGGTGCTCGTCCTGTGCCAAATCACAGGTGGCCGCGCTGCCGCGTCACGACAGTACGCAGCGCTCCGAGCGGGCGGGACGCTTATTGACGTCGGGGCCGCGGCGGGAAGCCGCCAGCAGGTTGGTACCGGCTGGGGACACGCGGACACAAACGCGACCAGCGGAACATTCCTCATGGCGCTCCACAGTCCCGCGACAACTTCGGCGGTTACCTACGACGTAGTCGTAAGCCATTCGCACACGACGACCGACACCGTGTACGTCAACCGCGGTTCGACTGATGCGGACGCTGCTCGGACCGGCCGTTCGTCAAGCATCATCGTCGCTATCGAGGTGGCAGCATGACCGACTACGCCCTTGTCCTCACCCGCGAGTATCCGGGTCGTCTGTGGTCGCTGAACGGCAACGACTACGCCTCGCTGACCATCCACGACGACGGTCCAAAGCCAACCAAAAAGACCCTCGACGACAAGTGGGTCCAGGTCGAGCACGACGTCAAGTGGGAGGCCGTCCGTGCCGAGCGTGACCGCCGTCTCGCCGCCTGCGACTGGACGCAGCTCGCCGACAACGCCCTGACCGCTCCCGACATAGCCGCATGGGCCGCGTACCGTCAGCAGCTGCGCGACATCCCGCAGGACTACAACGACCCCGACCTCGTCGTTTGGCCGGAGAAGCCATAATGGACTGGATGGACACCGCCCACCGCACCTTCTGGACGTTCATCGAGGCGTTCATCGGCGTGCTCGCCGGCACCTACGCGTTCGCCGTCGAGGGCGCCGCACTCCTGTCCGCAGTCGCGGCAGGCGTGGCCGCCGCGATCGTGCCGCTCAAGGAGGCCGCACTCGCCCACCGGCGACGCCAGGGCGACTGATGGAGTTCGTCCACCGCATCGACTGGGGCGCGCAGCTCGCCGCCGGCAGGGCCAAGGACATCGCAGCACCGGTCCGGTACCTGTTCCTGCACCACTCGGCAGGCAGGGACGGTGGACCCGAGGTCGTCCGCGGCATCCAAGCGTTTCACAAGGAAACTCGAGGCTGGCGCGACATCGCTTACCAGGCGCTGTACAGCCCGCGTGACCGCAAGTTCTACCTAGGCCGCCCATGGGCTACCGCCGGCGCCCACACGCGCGGCTATAACCAGCAGGGCCACGCGATCTGCGTGCTCGGCAACTACGACGTCGAACCGCTCCCGCCGCACGCCATCGACGACCTGGCCGAGTTCGCCGACTGGCACGGCGGCACCTGGGGGCCGTCGGCGTACACGGCGCACCGCGAGGTCGGCGAGACCGCCTGCCCGGGCCGCAACCTATACGCCGTGATGCCGACGATCAACGCGCTCGCCGCCGGCCTGTCCTCGGGTCCGGTTCCGGGCGAGCCGGACGACGAGCCCGACAACCTCGACGCCCTGTCGCACCGCGAGTGGACCGAGCTGCTGGCCAAGGGGATGCGGCGATGACCGAAATCGAGATGGTCTTTGCCTACGTCGCACCGCTCGCGACCATCGGCGCTGCCGCCTGGCGGATGTCCGCACGGCTCACGAAGATGGACGAGAAGCTGTCGCAGCTCGAGCGGGAGAACCGCAACCTGCACGCCGAGATCAGCGCCCTGCGGACCCTGATGTCGGTCATCGTTGACTCCCGCCGTCCGGGGGGTAATACTCCCAGCGTCTGAGACCTGGGGAGGCCTCGTGGATGAGTTCGAGCAGGTGCAGTCAGAGCAGAAGCACGGCTACCCGGGATGGTGGGACCGGATAATCCCGCTGCTCGACGACGAACGTCGCGACGCCCTCGACCGGGCGCTCCGCAACCGCGACATCAGTCATCAGACGATCAGCACGGTGCTGAAGCGTTGGGGCCACGACGTCTCGTACCAGCAGGTCGGACACTTCCGGCGCCGCTATGTCGAGTGACCCGTTCCTAAGCACACAGCGGGACCTCGAGGACGCACGCCGTCCTGCGCGCGCCCACCCGAAGGGCTGGGAGCCCGGGATCGACACCGCCGCCGGCACGATCACGACGGTCACGGACGTGTCGACCCCGCCGCAGGACTGGTCACACATCCTGTGGAACCTCGGCCTCGACCCGAAGGCGTGGGAGGTCGACGAGTCCCAGCCGGTACAGGTCCGCTCGTGGGACAACCACGAGAAGCGCCTGTTCTACTACCGGGCGGTCGTCCGGCCAGCGTCTGGCCACGAGAAGCCCGACGTCGACGCGCTCATCAAGGAGATCAAGCGGCGCCGGCCCAAGCCACCGACCGAGGTGCTCGAGGAGCGCGCTCTCGTCGTGTGCCTGGCCGACTGGCAGGCCGGCAAGCCCGACCACGGCGGATACGAAGCCCTTATCGAACGGCTGCTCGACGTGAAGGCGAAGGTACCCGCACGCCTGCGCGAACTTTCCCGGTCAGGCCGGCCCGTGTCGCACCTGTACGTCGTCGGCATGGGCGACATGGTCGAGGCGTGCGACGGTCACTACGCCCAGCAGACGTTCGGCGTCGAGCTCGACCGCCGCCAGCAGATCAAGCTTGTCCGGCGGATGCTCGTGACCATGCTCGCCGACTGGGCCCGCCACCCTGCCAAGGTTGTCGTCGCCGCCGTACCCGGCAACCACGGCGAGAACCGGCGCAACGGCAAGTCCTACACGACATTCGACGACAACGCCGACCTCGAGGTGTTCGAGCAGGCCGCCGAGATACTGCAGGTCAACCCCGAAGCGTACGGCCACCTGTCGTGGGTCATCCCGACCGGCGACACCACCGTCACCCTCGACGTGTGCGGCACGATCGTGACGTGGGCCCACGGCCACCAGTTCGTCGGCTCAGGCCTACCCCTTGCCAAGGCACGCTCGTGGTGGCAGGGCAAGATGGCCGCACAGCATCCGGCAGGCGACGCCACCGTCCTCGTCTACGGCCACTGGCACCACCTGCAGCTGCTCCAGGACGGACCGCGCACGATCATGGGCTGCCCGTCCAACGATGGCGGTTCCCGCTGGTTCGAGGAGCAAGGTGGCCCGACGACCGCCTGCGGGACGCTAACCTTCGTCTGCGAAGGGGGTGGCTGGCGTGACCTCGCAGTACTTTGAGCGGTACCTCGCCCTCGGCCACTACACAATCCGGCTGCAGGCCGCCCCCGAGCATGACGTCGAACTCGCCGAGGCCGGCGTCGTCGGCGACTCAGACCTCGACGCCGGCATCATCCGCGTCCGCTCAGACCTGCCCCGACAGCGGCAGCGCGAGGTCGTCCTCCACGAGCTTCTGCACCACGTCGTCCACATGACCCATCTCGAGGCGCGGTGGGATGACGACGAGCAGGAGGAGGTGATCCGCGCCTTGTCGCCCTGGCTCGCCCAGCTGGTGACCATCAACAACTACGAGTGGTAACAGGAGAGACCACATGGAGAACATCGACTACCAAGCAGCGCTGACGCTGGCGTTCATCATCGGCATCTTCGCCCTGTCCTTGCTCATCCTGAGCGGCTGGCTCGAGATGCGCCGTAAGCGTGAGGACGAGCTCGAGCAGTTCCGCCGCACCATCGAGGCCATGCGCCGCATGGAGCAGCAGGACGGCGACAACCGATGAGCGGGCAGCAGGGCTTCGCAGCCGACTACATCCCGGTCAACGAGCGCATCGCCGCGTTCATCGCCAAGTACCCCGAAGGGTCACTGCGACCGCTGTGGCCTGACGAGCCGTACCGCGTCCTAGGTGAGGGCGAGACGAAATGGCTGATTTACGGTGCGTGCGCTTTCCGTGCCCCTGATGATCCGGCTCCTGGCGTTGGTCTCGCGTGGGAGCCTGTCCCTGGTCGGACGCCGTACACGAGGGGCTCGGAGCTGATGGTCGCCGAGACCAGCGCCTGGGGAAGGGCGCTGGCGGCCATCGGCATCGCCACGAACAAGTCCATCGCGTCCGCTGAGGAGGTCAGGTCGGCTCAGGCGCGCTCAGGAGCCCCTCAGAACGGCGGAAGCGGCACCTCTGGTAGGGCGGCATCCCCCAAGGGCAGCGCCCCGCAGAACGCATCTCAGACGCTCGCAGAAGGAGAGTGGTGATGGGCAACTTTACGGAAATCGGTGGCGAGTGGACGCAGGAATGGCGGCATCTCAAGGTCGAGCTGGTCGGCTGGCTTGACGGCCGTTACATCCGCAGCAGCATGGGCGGCGTCCACAAGGCCGCACTGCAAGCAGACCAGACGACGACGAAGGGCAGCCTCTGGCAACTCCAGCAGGCCGTCATGAAGCTCGAAAAGGAGGTCAGCAACCACGCCGTGCAGTTGGCCCGCTTCCAAAGCCAGGTCGGCTACTTCGTCGCAGCCGTCGTCCAGGCCCGGGCCCTCAACGCCGACCAGCCTGACGAGCTCACCCCTTACGAGCAGGAACGTCAGGAGGCCGCAGCGCAGCATGACGCTGCCGAGCTCGGGCTAGATCGCATCGCCGAGTTCTACGGCATCAACCGGAAGCCCGCGCCATGAGCGAGGCCAGGAGAGGCCGGCGCATGCCGTTCGTCATCATGCCGTGGGCCGTCCTCGAGGACGAGACGCTCACCGCTCACGACGTCCTCGTTTACGCGACCATCGCCCGGTACGCCGACGTCACCTCCGGCGAGGCGTGGCCCTCGAGGTCGACCGTTGCCCAGCAGGCACGCTGCGACATCAAGACCGTCGACAGGGCCGTCACCCGCCTCGTCGCTGCCGGCTTCCTCGAGAAGCACAAGCGGAAGAACCAGGAGGGCGAGACGAACCTGTACGTCGTCCACGAGGTCGTCGCGAGGCAGGAAACACTGGCACCTAAGAAGGCCCGAGGTAGGGACTCAAACGGTGCGAGGGTAGGGACTCAAACGGTGCGACCCCTAGCGACTCAAACGGTGCGAGAACTAGAACCATTAGAACTAGAAGAAAAAGACCCGTCCGAATGGACAGAGCCGCCTGCTGATCTGCTTGCTTCACTGCCATGGAACCGACCGTCAGGAGAGGCAGCATGAGAACGCTCACCGTCGCAGTAATCGCAGCAGTAGCCGGCTTCATCATCGGCAGCCTGGGCGACCAAAACGCAGCACCCACCGCTACAGAAACGCAGGTCGAGTACCGAACCATCGTCAAAGAAGTCCCAACAACGCTCGACCTCGATGAGATGCGAGACGTCAGCGCCATCAGCGAGCACGACGAGCAGCTCAACTACGAGTGCACCTTCGCCTTCCAACGGCTGACTGACGACCCGTGGATGGGCATAGTGTTCTACATCGAGCGCTACTGGGAAGGCGATGCCTGCGCCGCCTACGAACACCAGGTGACCCATGGCTGGCACTGAATGGCGCGAACGCGCAGCCTGCGTAGATCGAGACGACCTCGACTGGTTCGACCTCGACTGCAACCTTCA